GATGATAATCAAGATTTAGATTCTGAAGGTAATCCGATTAAGAAGTGGTATCAATTAGAACTTGGACAGCAATCAGATATTCTTTATGATACTCCAAAATTCGTATCTGGAAATGTACCAGAATTCCAAGAAGTAAATAGAGCAACACATAATCTTGGTTTTGTTCAAGGTGAGTGGTTCAGAAATGGATATAATAAACACTCTCCAGATGGTGATAAAAAATCAATAGTTGAAAAGTGTTACGACTTTATGGATGCTGTAAATTACAATCTTTCACAGTCTGATAAGGCTGTATTATATGGTCAAGATCCTCAACTAATTGTTAAGGGTATGGACGAAGATGAAATTGAAACTTTAATAAAGTCATCTTCAAAAGGTTGGAACGTAGGTCGAGAAGGTGAAGCTAATTTCTTAGAAGTGAGTGGATCTGGAGTCATGACAGGTAAAGAACATAGGCAAGATCTTAAGCAAGATATTCAAGACATTGCAAGAGTCGTTATGTTAGATCCTGAAAAAATTGCTGGTTCTGCTCAGAGTGGAAAAGCAATGGAGATTCTTCACGGCCCATTAGTTGAACTTATCAACCAGATGCGCCCACATGTAGAAAGAGGCATGATTAAGTTAATGCAAAAAGCGTTAGCTTCATTAGTTATATTTAACCAGCGTGGAATGCCATTAGCAATTGGTATGCCTCCAAATTATAAACCAGTATCATTAGATATTACTGCGGTATGGCCACCAATATTTCCACCAACTACACAGGATAAACAACAAATAATTTCAATGTTTATACAGTTATCAAGTGGTAATATTATTTCAAGAGAAACTGCACTTAAAAATATTATGGCTCAGATTCCTGATTTAGATATTGACGATATGGAATTAGAATTAAATAGAGTAAACACTCAACAACAATTTAACACATTTGGATTTTAGGAGAATGTAATGGGACTATTTGCAAGAACAAAATCATTTTTTAACAAGAAGAGAACATTTACACCAGACGAATTTATTTTTAAGTTTCTTAGAAATGGATCTTCTGCTGAAATGAATATTAATGGATCAACGGTTCCACAGGTTTTTGAATATGTTATTCCTGCTGGAAAATTTGCATGGCTACAAAGGATAAATATATCAGGTCATAATGAAGCAATAACTCCAGAGTTATTTATAGGTCTTTCAGCATTAGGGGTTGGACTAAAATTTGAAGCATTAGATGAACTAGATAATGTTCTTATAGAATTTACTGACGGATTAAACATCAAAAAAAATGTTGATTTTAATTCTCTTGCTGGTGTCGATTCTACTATTGATGTTAATGGAGCTGGTCAACAAGATGGGTTTTCAGTTCGATGGACAATGGCAAAAGCTGGAGAGGCACTTTTTATGAGAGCTGGATACAAGTTAAGGGTAACAATAGCTGATGACTTAAGAAGTATAAATCAATTAAGAATGATGGTACAGGGTGTTTTTATAAATGAAGCAGTAAAAAGTAGATCATAATGAATGAAACGATTACCACATTTAAAATGAAAAACGGAAAGGTTAAATCAAGTGTTAAACCTCGCTACGTTGAAACAGGAAAAAAAGGTAATTATAAATCTGATTATGCAAAAAAAGAAATCAAGTCAATGCTTGTTCAAATGGAATTCGAGATTAATCAAAGTGAGAAATCAAGGACGACGTTAGTCATGGACAAGCATGACAGAGTGTCACACAGAGCATTTGAGATTAGAAAAGGTTGCAATTCAAAGATTAAATGAAGGTTTTAAAAATAAACAGGGATACGACGATCCAGATATGGAATTCAGAAAAAAGACAGGTCAGATTTATGATAATAAAGATGTTATTTTCAGAAGAATTGGTGGTCGTATCGTTCCAATAAGAGTTAAGAAAAGTAAAAGACCTGATCTATTAGAAGATGCACCATTTTAAAGGCTTTATTATGAATAGTTTAACAAAATTAAATAAACTAAGAAAAACAAGAAGTGATAAAGGTAAAAAAAGAAAGCCTAGAAACTTTAGAGAAAACATTAGAATACTTAATGACAAAATAAGAGAACTTGAATAAAGGAAAATAAAATGAGTGAAAAAATGAGATTCATAAGAAAGAATGGAAGAGTTATTCCTGTTGGTGGAAAGAAAAAGAAAAAAGAAGTTAAGCATTCTGGCGAATATCATAAAAAGCAAGCTTTTAAGATGTTTGACAAGTCCGATGTTGCTCATGGAAAAGCATATAAAGAAAAGAGACAAAACACAATGTTTGGAATGCTTGGTGGTATTGGTCTTGGAGCTTTAGCTTCAATAAAAGCTAGTAGAAAAACAGGTTTAAGATCTATGGCATTAGGTGGGATAGCTGGAATGTTTACTGGTGGACAATTCGGAAAAGTAAATCAAAAAGAAAAAACAAAGAGTGATATGTATCAGAAGAAATCTGATGAACATTACTCTAAGTATATGGACGACAAATATAAATTCTTTAAAAGGAAGGATTCTTCAGTATGAGCAATGAACATATAAGATTCGTCAGAATAAAAGGTCGTGTCGTTCCTATAAAAATTAAGGGACATGAATCTTTTAAACCTAAGAAGCAAAAAAAGCCTAAGAAGATGGCAAAAGAAACTAAGTTTGCTTTGCAGTCTGCTGGTTTTACTGTTGCTGGATTAACTACTTCAATTGGAGCAGGAGCCTTATCTCTTAAGAAATTAAAGCAAGCAAAATTCGGAAAGCAAATGGCTTTTGATCTTATGGGTGAAGTTGGTGGAGCTATACCAGAAAGTGTAAAAAGAGCTTCTAATATTAAGAGATTAAAAAGAGCAAGACATTTTTCTTCTGCTGGACAATTACTTGGTGGAGCTTTACTTTCACAAGCAGTACAAATAGGATTAAGGTCACAAGGAGTTGAAATTGATTCGCCATTTATTGATGTAGGAGCTGAAGCTGGTTCACAAATTGCATCTCATTTAATAGCTCGACAAAGTAGTAAGCTATTAAAGCAGAAAAAGAAATTTCATATAAAAATACCAACTGCTTTTACTAGACTTGCTAAAGATTTTGGTACAAGATTTATTAAACGACAATTGAGGTTTAGAATATAATGTTTAACGATAGAATGTTTCAAAATCATATTCGTAGAATTGTAGGCCTTGAGAATACTGAGGCTAAAGTACTCTTAAATCACTACAGAGAAGCTTTTAACTCTCTTCAAGTACAATTGATGATGGCTCAAGATAATACCTTCACAGAAGCGAAACTAGAGACTCTTCTGCATCAATTAAATGTTACAATAGAATCATTAGAACATCGGATAAAAAACGATATGCAAGAAAGCTTTAACTTCATGTATGAAAATGGGGTTGAGGATTCAGTTACAGAAATCAATAAACTGGAGAAAAAATTCAATGGTATATCTCAACTTGTCCCCATATCTCTTATTCTCGAATCCACGAATCCCGATAGATTTTTATTTAATAATTACGAGTCATCCGTTCGAGGTTACAATCAAGATTTAAGAGCAACTATGCAACATGTATTAACTCAAGGTTTGATACAAAAAAGGTCTTTATCTCAAGTAGTTGCGGATATGGGTCAATCTGTTAAGCTAAACGAGTGGAAACTGCATAGAATCGTTAGAACTGAATTGCATCAGATCTATAATGTATCAAAAATGTCAGGTATGGGAGAAATTAAAAAGAAATTCCTTCCAGATCTTAAAAAATCATTAGTTCATCCAATGGACGAGCGAACGGCTGAAGATTCAAAAGAGTTAGCTCAAAAGAATCCTATAATAGATATTGAAAAGCCTTTCGTTCAGCATTATAATGGTAAAGAAATCAAATTCATGGCCCCACCAAATAGGCCAAACGATAGAGCAATATTAATACCCATTAGGGATAGTTACGATACTGATAAATAGGAGAATTAAAATGAAGAAAAAGAACGAAATGAATTTATTCCAAGCAATGAAAAGAATCTTATCAAATGAACGTGGTGAGGTTAGTACTGGAAATGTTGATCCAGATCCAAATGTAGATGCTGGCAAACAAAATGCACAGTCGATGGGAAATTCCTCAACTGGAGAAGCTGGAAAAACAGAATTAGATAAAGATGGTAATCAAGCGTCAGGAACGCCAGATAATAATAGTGCAAATGACAAACTAGATGTTTCGACTTTGCCACAGTCTGCTCAAGATCTTATTAAGAGCTTGAGGGGCGAGAGTGCTGATCATAGGACTAAGAATAATAATCTTAATACTAGATTGGAGAAGATGGAAACAGGGCTTAAAGCTATGTTTGGTGACGATGGTAATGGGCAGGACTTAACACCAGAGCAACAAATTTCACAGCTTCAAAGTAGTGTTGAGAATTCTTCGTATGAAAATGCGGTTCAAGGTATGGCTTATGAAGCTGGGATTCCTCATGGTAATTATGAGTATTTCCAATTCTTGATGCAAAAAGAAGTTGGTGGATTAGAAGAAGGTCAGGAACTTTCTGAAGAAACATTAGCAGAAATCGTTGGTAAAGCTAAAGGTTTTTCTGATAGCAATATCGACGATAGTAACAGTACAGTTTTAGAAAAAGAAAAAGGAAATCAAAATCCTGATCAAAAAGGTGAAATTTCTCTTGAAGCTTTTGTTAAAATGAGTGTTACACAAAAATCTGAGTTATATACAAAAAGCCCTGAAGTTTATAACTCGTTATTTAAACAGGCAAAAGAAAAAAGATTATTATAACTTTAACAAAGGATTAAATTATGGGAGCAACAGCTTCAACTGACTTACTATTCGAGCCGAAAGTATGGTCTGATCATGTAAAGGCTTATTTTGACGATAAACTTGTTTTTGGTGCTTTTGCACTTAGAAATAGAGATCTTCAAGCAGAAGGAACGGGACTAACTGTAAATTTCCCATACTACAAACAAATTGGTGCCTGTGAAGAACCAACTGAAACTGAATCTCTTACAGTAGATAACTTATCTGACGATAGCTTTTCTGCAACTGTTTTTGAAGCTGGTAAAGCAGTAGGTATTAAGAAAAAAGCATTTAAAGCAACTGGTGATAGTTCTGCTGGTCTTCTCGCTGAAGCTCAAAGACAAATTGCAAGAGTTCATGCTGAAAAAGTTGATAATAAACTTATCGGTGAGATCTATTCTAACGCGGTGCCTGGTGTTTACGACAATGCTATTGTTGGATACAAATCAACATTGAAAGATGATGGTATGACTGTTAAAAAATTCATGCAAGGTCGTATTGGAGCTTTTGGTGACAAGTACGACGAGTCTGTTGTAGCTTTTATGCACTCTAAACAATTACTTTCTCTTTTAACGGATGCTAATGCAGGATTCTTAAAATCAGATGCTAATGATCCATTGAGTGTTGTTAAGGGATTCCAAGGTAGAACAATTAACGGTACTGCAATTGTAGTTGCTGATAAGGTTCCTCAGTATTTTGAAGTAATCGATACTCAAGCAGCATATGCTTGTTCATTTCATAAGATGAATGCTTATGGGATTATGGAAAAGCAAATGATGGAATTCGATGACGATAAAGATATTCTTGCAAGAGAAATTATCGTTACTGGTAACGAGTGGTACGCAGTTAAATCTTTCCATGGAAAAATTTCTGCTGATGACAAAAAATCAGGTTTAATTATTACTACAGAAGGTGAATAATAATTTGGGGTCTGTTAATTCAGATCCCTTTTTTTAATTTAATCGAAGGGAAATCAAATGTTATACTCAAGGTACAAAACAAAAGAAATCAAAGATAAAAAAGGTAAAGTGATCGGTCATGAAAGGATTCGGAAAGGTCAAAAAGAGATCGAGAAACAAGAAAAATCTCAGGGAGAAAATGCTTCAGAAAACAGAAAATCAAGAAGCGAGCAACTTGAAGAAAGAAAAAATTCGCAAAAGGCTTCTAAAAAAGTCTCAAAAAAACAAACAAATAAAAAGGCTGAGTAATGGCTCTTTCATTAGAGATAAAAAATGAGATTCTGTTTTTACTGGGCTATCCTGCAAAGACGATAATTGATGGAAGCAATCTTTACAATAGTATAGTTGCAGACAGGCTTACAGATCTTGACACTTTTACAGAAGATAGAGTCGAAAGCATGTTAAAAGACATCAATGCAGTAAGAACAAATCTTACAGCTTTAAAAGATCAAGGAAAGCTTAAGCAAGTTGGAGATATTGTTTTTAACACTGAAAATAATGATCGAACTGTTAAGAGTGAGTACAAAAGATTATTAAAAGAATTGGCCAGATATTTAGATATTCCATTAAGAGGATCATCAAATATGGTTTCGGTCTGTTTATGAGTTTACTAGATGACGTTGCTAAAGACGTACAAGGCGCACTGGAAACGATTGAAAGCCTTGATATATATAAGAGCAAAGTTTATCTTCTAACTCGAACATGGAAAGAAAGAAAGGGTAGGGGAAAACCAACTGATGAACTTACAAAAGTTGATCCCAATCCATTTATCTCAGACTATTCTCATAGTTTGAGATTGAAAGAAGGTGGAAATATAAAGCAGGGAGATCTTATAATTAAGTATCTTCCTAAAAATTTATTTCCAGATGAAAATTCAGTTAATTTAATTTCTAATGATGAAAAAATTGAAAAGTTTTATGTCTTAGAAAAAGAGTTATATGAAACAGTAAGTATCATAAAAGGTTATGCTTACTGGAATGTACAAATCAGAAAAACAAGTAAAAAGAAATTATTATGATCGGAATAAAGCCAAGTACAATTCAAACTAAAGCTTTTTCTTCAGCAACTCTTGAAGATAGATCTATTTTGTACTATATGCCCGATTGCATAGAAGCTTCATTTGGTGTCAATGGATTAAATAGTGTTGATTACCAAATACCATTTGATTGTAAGTTAAATGGTATTAATCCTATTATTAAAAATCATAGCTTTGGTGATAAACTCTGGATGCAAGTCGGATTTATTCATCCAGCCGATTCAGCTTTATTCGTAGAGGTAAGAAGGTTTGGACTGTCATACGGTGTTGATGATGAAGTGCAAAGCCAAGGGTGGATAGAGGTTCCTTATGCCTCCACATTACCAAAATATATATCAACAAATCCTATTAATATACAAACAATTTTAAGAATAAATTATTTTAAAAAAGATGATACCTCTACTGTAGAAGCTATGTTTAATTTAAAGCTTCACGCGATAGAAC